GGTGATATTGTTGAGAAATGGACACTTTATGGAACTTTTATCCAAGATGCTGCTTTTGGTGATTTGGATTTTAGTACTTCAGATCCTGTAGAAATTACATTAACATTAAGATACGATTACGCTATACTTGAATTTTAAAAAACCGTTGTAATAAATACAACAAGGAGTTATAATGTCAGAACATAAGTTCCCTACGGAAGTTATAGATTTACCGTCTGGTGGAAAAGTTTATCCAAAAGATTCACCACTTGCTGAAGGTAAAATTGAATTAAAATACATGACCACACGAGAAGAGGATATACTGATGTCCGAGAACCTCATCAAGAAAGGTGTGGTTATCGATAAACTACTAGATAGTTTAATTGTTACAAAAGGTGTAACTCAAGAAAGTTTAATATTAGGTGATAAGAATGCTGTATTAGTTGCAGCTCGTATTCTTGCTTATGGTCCCGAATATACAGCAGAAGTTGCTAACCCTAATAATCCTGAACAAAAAGTAGAACATACTTTTGATTTAACGGAATGTAAGTTTAAAGATCCAAAAGATAATGTAGATTATACTGATAATTCTTTTGACTTTGAAACTCCTATCGGTAAAAATAAATTAAAACTAAAACTCCTTACAGGTAAAGAAGAAAAGTTAATAGAAAAAGATTTAGCACAAACAAAAAAGTTTGGATATAATGCTGAAATATCAACAAGACTTCGTTACACCATCATTGAAGTAGATGGTGATAATAAACCTGAAACTATAACAGCTGCTTCTCAGAACATGTTAGCTCGTGATTCTATGGCATTGAGAAATTATATACAAGAAATTTCTCCCGATATTGACTTGACATCGGAAATTGAAATGGGAGGTGAACCTGTTAGCGTGTCAATTCCGTTGACAGTCGGGTTTTTTTGGCCTCAATCCATCTAATAAATTAGATATACATCAATCTATATTTTACTTTATTTATGGAACACCTGGATTTACATTTAGTGATGTATATCATATGCCTGTTCATCTAAAGAACTTTTATCTTCGTGAGTTTATGTCTTTGAAGAAAAAAGAAAAAGAACAGATTGACAGCGCTAATCAAAAACCAGCACCAACAATACCTCGTAGATTTTCCCCTAAATAACTCTTTTCTTTATATTTATTAATGTATAGGAGAACTACATCATGTCATATATGAATAAAGATAATATTTTAAGTGAAGGATTTTTTGACTTCTTAAAGAAGGTGCCAGACAATGTTAGAAAGTTAAAACTAACATCTACAGAAAAAAAATTATATAAAAAAAATCCCAAGTTCAAAAAGTTAGTTGATGATATGATAGATGATGCTAACGAAATCGAAAAGTTAATAAAGCAGAGTACATAGAATGGCGTTAACACCAAAAGAAGAAAAAGAGTTAGCAAGGCTTCAAGAAAAGAAGAACACCCAAACTAGAATAAATGCGTCTACTCAAGAAAAGATAGACC